TGAGGATCAATTGCACCAGGCGTGCCTCAGTGGCGGCCTGGATACGCTCGAGCGGTGTCGCCCGGTCCCATTCGTCGCGAGCTTTCCAACTGTGAAGGGTCTTTTCCTTCTCGCCGATCAGTTCGGCAATCTCGCACACACGGTATCCCTGCCAATACAGGTGCTTGGCATGCCGGCGGTGATCAGTGGGTAGTTCGACGATTGCGTTCATGGCGCAGATGCTGCCGTTCGCGCGCGCGTGGCCCTAACACCGCGCCCTGTGAGCCGCCCCGCTACAACTCCCCCTCGTTGCCGCGCCATCGCGCGATGCCGACCATGCCCTCATCGCCAGGCACAACGCCACCGCAATGAGGACTCCCAGCATGGCCGGCAAGACCGATACCCCAGCCAAGAAATACCGTTCCAAATGGACCCGTATCGCCGTTGAAGGCGCCACCACTGACGGCCGCAACATCGAGCGCAGTTGGATCGAGGACATGGCCAGCACCTACAGCCCCGACACTTACGGTGCGCGCATCAACTGCGAGCACATCAAGGGTTACTGGCCTGGTGGTGAGTTCGGCGCCTACGGTGACGTTCTGGCGCTCAAGGCCGAAGAGGTCGAGATTGCCGGCGTCAAGAAGCTGGCCCTGTTTGGCCAACTCGAACCCAACGCCGCGCTGCTCGCCCTGAACAAAGCAGGCCAGAAGGTTTACACCTCGATCGAGGTTCAGCCGAAGTTCGCCGACAGCGGCAAAGCCTACCTGGTCGGCCTCGCCATCACCGACTCACCAGCGAGCCTGGGCACCGAGGCGCTGTCGTTCAGCACACAGCACGGCACCCTGACCAACCGCAAAAAGGACAAGGACAACCTGTTCACTGCTGCGGAAGAAACGCCCCTGGAATTCGAAGAGTTCGCCGACACCCCCGGCATGTTCGCCTCTCTGAAAGAGAAGGTTGGCGAGCTCCTCGGCATGAGCAAGGACAAAGAAGGCAAGGATGCCGCCAATTTCGCCGCCTTGGGCGAGTTGATCGAAAGCCTGGCCACCCATGGCAGCGAACAGGCCGACGCCTTTGCTGCTGAGCAGAAAGCCCGCCAGGAATTGCAGACCAAGTTCGAGAAACTCGAAAAGGATTTCGCCGACTTGATCAAGCGCCTGGGTGAGACCGAAGACCACAGCCACAAGCAACGTCCTCCCCTTACTGGTGGCGATGGCGCCGTGCTGTCCGACTTCTAAAACACCCGACCGATCACTGGAGAATCACCAATGCGTAACGAAACTCGCCTCGTATACAACGTAATGCTGGCTCACGTCGCCAAACTCAACGGCGTGCCCAACGCTGCCGAGAGCTTCAGCGTCACCCCATCCGTTCAGCAAAAGCTTGAAACTGCCGTTCAGGAGTCCAGCGACTTCCTCAAGCGCATCAACATCATCGGCGTCAACGACCAGGAAGGCGATGCCATTGCTTTGGGCGTGAACGGTCCGACAGCCAGCCGCACCAACACCGCTGGCGGTAACCGGCGCAATCCGGCAAACGTGGCTGACCTGAAAAAAGACAGCTACAGCTGCAAAAAGACGGATTTCGACACATCCTTCCCCTATCAATTGCTGGATGCCTGGGCCAAGTTCCCCGACTTCCAGGTGCGCCTGGCCAACTCCATCGCTCAGCGTCAGGGCCTCGACCGCATCATGATCGGCTTCAACGGCACCAGCGCTGCAGCCGCAACCGACCGCGCCACCAGTCCACTGCTGCAGGACGTCAACATCGGGTGGTTGCAGAAAATCCGCCTCGCGGCACCGGAACGCGTGCTCGATGAAGGCGCCGCCCCGGGCAAGGTCACTGTGGGCGCCACCGGCGACTACAAAACGCTCGACGGCCTGGTCTTCGATGCCATCCAGATGCTGGACCCATGGCACCGCAAGCGCACTGATCTGGTCGCAATCGTCGACCGCGCCCTGCTGCATGACAAGCAGTTGGCCGCTGTCGAAAAAGGCGCAGCCTCCAACCAGGAAGAGAACGCGGCCGACGAGGTCATCACCAAAGGACGCGTGGGCGGCGTGAAGATCGAAGATGCACCGTTCTTCATCGAAGGCGGCGTGCTGATCACCACCCTGGCCAACCTGTCCATTTACTGGCAAGAAAGCGCCCGCCGCCGCCACCTGAAGGACGAGCCAGAGTACGACCGGATCGCCGACTATCAGTCCTCCAACGACGCCTACGTCATCGAAGACCTCGGCCTCGTTGCCCTGGTCGAAAACATCGAGCGGGTGTAACCCATGGCCCTGACCCTTGCCCAACGCAACCAGTTGCAAAAGCGTGCAGCCCGGGAGGCGGCAGCCGCCGCCCCTGCCGCCATGATGGACGGTGCCACCGGTTATGAGGTGATGCTGGCCAAACTGCAGCAGGACCAGTTCCGCCTGAAACAGGTGCAATCCCAGGAGGGCAAGGCAAAGCTCAAGACCGAGATGCTGCCTGATTACGTGCCCTACGTTGATGGCGTGCTCTCGGCTGGTCAGGGCGCCCAGGACGATGTGATCACCACCATCATGGTCTGGCGTTTCGATGCCAGCGACTTTGCTGGCGGATTGCAGGTCGCTGAGTACGTGCTGAAACACGGTCTGATGATGCCGGATCGTTTCAACCGCACCACCGGCTGCCTGGTCGCCGAAGAGGTAGCCACTGCCGCCCTTAAAGCTCAAAAAGCCGGCGGCACTTTCCCGCTGGATATCCTCACCAACACCGCTGTGCTGACCGATGAGCAGGACATGCCGGACGAAGCCCGCGCCAAGCTGGTCCTCGCCCTCGGCCGTGCCACCTTGGAAGAAATCGACGACGTGAGACTTGGGCAACCAGGTCAACTGGAAGCCGGCATCAACTTACTCAAACGAGCCATCGAGCTGCACAGCAGCTGCGGCGGCAAGAAAGACCTGGAGCGCGCCGAGCGCCTCCTCAAGAAACACACTGGCCCAGCCAGTTAACCGAGCGTCCCACGCACCCGGCGGCTCGGGACGGATCAGCGGGTTTTCTCCTTTCCTTGCTGTGAAGTCCCGACCACCGCCGACCTATTCGAGCGACAAGCATGAGCGGATTCATCGCCGGCGGCATTCCAACGACCGCCTTCCCGATCGGCAACGGCACCTTCTGGCCAGAGATTGACGGCCAGCATTTGCGCGCCGCCATGCGTATCACTGATGCCGTCACTGACGATCGCCTAGAAGTCGCGACGGTCAACGCCATGATCGAGGCAAACCGGGAGCTTGCAGGCTACCGGAGTGCCCAGCAGGCCTTGGGATTTGCCACGTTGTCCGACGTGCCTGCCGAGCAAATCAAAAACGAAAGCCAGCTGCTGCACCTCTACCGCCGCGTCATTTATTGCAACGCGCTGGCCGAGTTGGTGGAGCGCTACAGCAGTTTTGACGCCACCAATAGCGGCGAGAAGAAGGTCACCGAGGAAGAAAGCAGCGCCGACCAACTGCGTCGAGATTCGCGCAAAGCACTGCGCAGTCTCCTTGGCATCAGCCACACCACCGTGGAGCTGCTGTGATGCCCGTCGTGATCGCCAATCAAGGTGAAACGGTCGATGCCATTTGCTGGCGAATCTACGGTCGCACGGCAGGTGTCACCGAAGCCGTGCTGGATGCCAATCCGGGACTGGCCGACCTCGGCACAACCCTGCCGCACGGCACCTTGGTGCAGTTGCCGGAGGTGGCCCCCCAAGCAGAACAACGACAGATGGTGAACCTATGGAACTGAACACCGCTAACCAAGGAATCCAAAACCATGGCTGATCCAACCTCCGGCGTCATCAGTGGCCTATTGATGGGCCTTGGCCTGGCCACCGCCGTTCCCCTGATCGATGGCAACGCACTTTTCGGCGCCGTGCTCGGGGCCTGGCTGGTGACCAGCATGAAACACGATCTCAAAGCTTGGCAGCGAGTCGGCTCATTACTGCTCTCAGGCGGTGTCGGCTACTTGTTTGCCCCAGTCGCGCTGCTGGTGGTGCCGTTCATCACCAGTGGCGGCGCGGCATTCAGCTGTGCCTTGGTGGTCATTCCGATCAGCATTAAGGCCATGGTCTGGGTAGAACAGGCGGACTTCTGGGACATCCTTCGCCGCATCCGGGGAGGTAACTGACATGCCGACCATTACCTTGTTCATCCCGTTGTTGACGGCATTGGCCTACTTGCTGGGCGCCTTGCGTCTGGCTTGCTACTCGCGGGGAGAAGCGCGATTTCGGCGAAGCATTTCGCTGCTGGCCAGCCTGTTCGGCGCTTCGATGTGTTTGTCCGGGCTGGAGATTCTCCTGTACCGACCTCCCGTCAGCATCTGGCAGGCCACCACGACCGTGCTGCTCTGCACTCTGATTTTTCGATCTCGCGGCAATGTCGCCGCCCTGCTGAGGCCTAGCGAATGACCACCGCCCTGCGTCACGGCGACCGCTCACAGGCGGTGCGCGATCTACAAAAAAAACTCAATGCTCACGGTGCCAATTTGGTGGCCGATGGCGACTACGGTGACGCCACCGAAGCCGCAGTGCGTTCTTACCAGGTGAAAGTGGGACTGGTAGCGGACGGCATCGCCGGCACTAAAACACTGGCCAGTTTGATTGGGGGTGATTGTCGGCAGTTGCTAAAGAACCAGGATCTGGTCAATGCCGCCAAACGCCTCGACATCCCGCTGGCCAGCGTAATGGCGGTCAACGAGGTTGAGTCCCAGGGACGGGGTTTCCTGGACAACGGCAAGCCGGTCATCCTATTCGAACGCCATATCATGTACCGCCGACTAGCCCTGCCTCGCCATGATGGCGACGACGTCGACCAGCTACAGCAGCACGCTGACCAGCTGGCGGCCAGCAATCCGGCCCTGGTCAACCCGCGTGCCGGGGGATATGCCGGCGGCACCGCTGAACACCAGCGCTTGGCACACGCCCGGCTCATCGATGACACCTGCGCGTTGGAGTCGGCCAGTTGGGGCGCCTTCCAGATCATGGGCTTTCACGCCGTGCGCCTGGGCTACTCCAGCGTGCAGGACTTTGCCGCCCGCATGGCCAAGGACGAAAACGAGCAGTTCGAAGCCTTCGTGCGTTTCCTCGAGGCCGACCCGGCACTGCTGAAAGCGCTCAAGGCCAAGAAATGGGCTGTGTTTGCCAAGGGTTACAACGGCCCTGATTACCAACGCAATCTGTACGACATCAAGCTGGAGCGGGCTTTTCAACGGCATGCTGCCAGCTGCCCTATCCCGGAGGCCGCATGATCGATTTCGACGCTGTGCAACGACTGAACGTACAAGACGGCGATCTGCTGGTGGTGCCACCGGATAGCGATTCGCACGACATGGAACTGCTGATCAATGCGCTCTACGTCCAAATGCCAGGTCGCAAAGTCATCACCATTCGCGGCCCGGTGCAGCAGCTGGATGTCGGCGACATGAACAAGCTCGGCTGGTACCGCGCATGAGCACCCTGCGCCAGGTGCTGTACGGTCTCGCCTTGCTTGGCGCCCTGGCGTTATTGATTTGGGGGCAGGAGCAGCGCATAGCGATCGCCGACAAAAACACCGAGCTGGCAGAGGAAGAACTCAAGACTGCCAGAGGCGAGGCTGACCGCAATCTGGCTACCGCGAACACCCTGCGCGACTCACTGCAACAGGAGCGCAATCTGCAAGCCAGCCTACGCACTCAACAGGACCAACTGCGCCAGGGCCTGGCCAGCCGTGAACGAACGATCGAGGAATTGAAGCGTGATAACACTGAACTTCGTCATTGGGCTGCCCAGCTTCTGCCTGATGCTGCTCGCAGGTTGCGCGAGCGCCCCGCCCTCACCGGCGCCGACGCTTATCGTCAGTGGTTGTCCGGCCGTAGTGCCGTGCCGCCTGCCAGCGACGGAACCGAACACTAACGGCGCCCTGCTCACCGATCAGGACCGCGCTGAGGCCGCTTGGGCGGACTGTGCCGCCCAGGTCGATATGGTTTACCAACACCAGGTGCAACATGAACAAGCCCGATAGTCTCCGAGCCCATCTGCTGGCTGCCATACCAGAACTCAAGCACAACCCCGATCGCCTGTTGATCTTCATCGACAACGGCAAGATCCGTTGCACCGCGGCTGCCGGCCTGTCCTTCGAATATGCCTACGACCTGCAGATCATCCTGACCGACTTCGCCGGCCATCCCGACAGCGTGATGCTGCCGCTGCTGGGCTGGCTGCGCGTGAACCAATCCGAATTGCTGGTGAACCTCGACAAGTCCGCCGAGGGCATCAAGTTCGAAGCCGATGTTATCGACCACAGCAAGGTCGACATGAGCCTCAGCCTGCCGTTGACCGAACGCGTCATCGTCAAGAAACAGGACGATGGCACCTTAACCGTCAAACATGCTGCCGAGCCGCAGTACACGCCCTACGAACAGATCGAAGGCCCGATCCAGGTGTTTGCCGACGGCGTTCTGCTCTCCGAATGGCAGGCGCCACAACCAACCGATGCCGTGGCGTTGGCCACCCCCCATCCGCAGCGCCCCGCCAATGAGTGACCTGCACGCGTTGGAGGACTGGGCCGGCCTGCTGCTGCACCGTATCGAGCCGGCGGCTCGAACCAAATTGGCCAGGACCATTGCCCAGCAGCTGCGCCGCAGTCAGCAACAGCGGGTCACCGCCCAACGCAACCCGGACGGCAGCCAGTACTCCCCACGCAAGGCACGTGACCTGCGCGGCAAACAAGGCCGCATCCAACGCAAAGTGAAGATGTTCCGCAAGCTACGCACCGCCAGTTATCTCAAGGCCAAGGGCGACAGCAACCTGGTCAGCGTCGGGTTTACCGGGCGGATTGCCCGCATCGCCCGCGTGCATCAATACGGCCTGAAGGACCGCGCCGAACGGGGCGCCCCTGATGTGCGCTACGACCAGCGGGAAGTGCTGGGCTTCACCGATGCCGATCTTGAATTGATCCGCGACACCCTTCTGGCCCACCTGACCCTGTAACCCCTTACGCTACAAGTTCCCCCGGCTGCGCTCGCGTGCGCGTGGCGCCACCATCGGCGGCATGACCAATATCGCCGCCCTCTCCCGCCTGCTGGAAAACCTCATCCGCTTCGGCACTGTTGCCGAAGTTCAGATGCAGCCGCCGCGCGTGCGCGTGAAAACCGGTGATTTGCTCACTGCCTGGCTGCCATGGATTTCCCTGCGTGCCGGTCTGGACAAGGACTGGGACCCACCCACCGAAAAAGAGCAGGTCATTCTGTTCAGCCCGTCCGGCCAGCTCGCCAACGGCGTGGCCCTCACCGGCATTTTCAGCGACGAGCATGCGGCCAACGGCGACCGCGAAGGCCTACACCGTCGCACCTACCGCGACGGCGCCGTCATCGAATACGACAGCATCGCCCATCATTTGAGGGCCGTGCTGCCCGAGGCCGGCACCAGCGAGCTGATCAGCAAAGGTGGTATCCACATTGTCGGCCCCATCACCCATGAGGGCGACTACACCCAGACCGGCAATCAGAACATCACCGGAACGGTCACCGTCTCGGAAGATGTCATCGCCGCCGGTATCAGCCTGGTCAACCACCCGCATGGCGGCGTGAGAGCCGGCCCTGATCAGTCAGGAAAACCCCTATGAACCGAGAAACCGGAAGTGCCATCGGCAACCTGGAACACATCCGCCAGTCGATCACCGACATTCTGAACACGCGAATTGGTACCCGCGTCATGCGCCGCGATTACGGCAGTTTGCTGCCCGAGTTGGTGGACCATCCCTTCAACGACGCCACGCGGCTGCGCGTGTATGCCGCTACCGCCATGGCCTTGTTGCGCTGGGAGCCCCGTATCAACCTCAGTCGCGTGCAGTTCACCGGTGTCAGCCTGCAGGGTGAGGTTGTTTTGGAGCTGGAAGGCGCCGAAGTCGACAGTAACCAACAACACAACCTGAGTATCCCGCTGCAACTGGGGGCCAGCGTATGAATACCTTCGTCCCGATCGATCTCAGCCAGCTCCCACCCCCTCAGATCGTTGAACAAATTGACTATGAATTGATCCTGGCCGAGCGTAAGGCCTATGCCATCAGCCTATGGCCGGCGGACGAGCAAGCGGAAATCGCGGCTCGCCTTAAGCTGGAGTCGGAGCCACTGACCAAGCTGCTCGAGGAGAACGCCTACCGCGAGACCATCTGGCGTCAGCGCGTCAACGAAGGCGCCGTCGCCAACATGCTCGCCTTGGCCCAGGGTGCCGACCTGGAAAACTTGGCAGCGAATTACAACGTCGAACGCCTGGTGGTGCAGGTCGGCAACCCTAGCGCCGTACCACCGATCCCCGAAGTACTGGAGAGCTACGACAGTTTGCGCGAGCGTGCCCAAATGGCATGGGAAGGCCTTAGCACCGCAGGCCCGCGCAACAGCTACATCTTTCACGCTCGCGCTGCCGATGGCCGTGTGGCCGATGCCACAGCGGAAAGCCCAAGCCCCGCCGTAGTTGTCGTCACGGTGCAATCTTTGCTGGGAGACGGCAGCGTTGACGCGGGTCTGCTCAGCATCGTCAACGCCTACCTCAGTGACGACGACCGCCGGCCCGTGGCAGACCGCCTTACAGTGCAGAGCGCGGTTGTCATCCCTTATCAGGTCAGTGCCAGGCTCTACCTAAAGACCAACGGCCCCGAATCTGAGCCAATCTTTGCCGCCGCCAACCAGCGCTTGGTCGCCTATGTTCACCAGCGTCGCCGGCTAGCCATGGAAGTCTCCGCATCAGCGATCCACGCCGCACTGCATGTTGAAGGCGTGCGCAAGGTCGAGCTGGATAACTGGACTGACATCATCGCCCTGCCTTCCCAAGCGCCGTATTGCACCGCCATTACGCTCACGCAGGGGGTGGAATAGTGAGTGCCGTGTCGCTGCTGCCGCGTAATGCCAGCCAACTGGAGCGCCTGGCAGCCAAGGCATTCGCGCAGATTCAGCGCACCCCCATTCCGCTCCGCCAACTCTGGAACCCTATGCAGTGCCCGGTGGAATTTCTGCCATACCTGGCCTGGGCCTTTTCCGTGGATCGCTGGGACAGCAAATGGACGGAAGCCACCAAGCGCGCCGCCATTCGCTCGTCGTACTACATCCACTCGCACAAGGGCACCATCGGCGCCCTGCGCCGTGTAGTCGAGCCATTGGGTTACCTGATCGAGGTGGTGGAGTGGTTCAACACCGTACCGGCCGGCGTCCCCGGAACCTTTGCTCTGAAGGTCGGTGTACTGGAGACCGGCATCACCGACGAGATGTACCAGGAACTGACCTTCCTTATCGATGACGCCAAGCCCCGTAGCCGGCACCTAACCGGACTGGCCATCAGTCTCGAAACCACCGGCCACCATTACCTGCGCGCTGTGGTGTACGAGGGTGACGAAATCACCGTGTACCCGCCCACTCAGCGCGACATCGACGTCACCGGCATCATTGGCCGGGGCGGTCGCGACCACACCATCGACACTCTGGATGTATTCCCATGATCGACCAGACCTCTCAGTTTTTTGCAATTTTGACCAACATCGGCGTCGCCAAGCAGGCCAATGCTGATGCCCTGGGCATCGCCTGGAAGATCACCCAGATGGGCGTCGGCGATGCCAATGGCACAGAACCGATCCCTTCGGCTACCCAGACCGCATTGATCAACGAGCGTCGCCGTGCCCCGCTCAACCAGCTCAAGGTCGACCCAGCCAATAGTGCGATCATCATTGCCGAGCAGGTCATTCCTGAAGACGTTGGCGGCTGGTGGATTCGTGAAATCGGCCTGTACGATGCGGACGGCGACCTGGTGGCCATCGCTAACTGCGCTCCGTCGTTCAAACCGCTGCTGACTCAAGGCTCAGGCCGCACCCAGGTTGTGCGCATGAACATGATCGTCAGCAACTCCAGCAACGTTGAACTCAAGATCGATCCCAGCGTGGTTCTGGCCACACGCGCTTATGTCGACGCGAAAGTCCTGGATGAGCTGAACAAGCTGGACAGCAAGCAGTCGGTGTTGGTGGCCACCACGGCCAACATTGCGTTGGCGGGCCTGCAAACGATCGACGGCGTGGCAGTGCCGGCAGGCGCGCGGGTGCTGGTGAAAAACCAGACGGTGGCCAAGGACAATGGAATTTACATTGCGGCCGCGCCGGCCTGGACCCGGGCGCCGGATGCGGACACCAATGCCGAGGTGACGTCGGCGTTGCTGACATCAGTCGAGCTGGGCGCCACCCTGGCCGACACACGTTGGCAACTGGTCACGGATGGCTTGATTGTCGTGGGCACCACGGCTCTGACGTTCCAGAACGTGACCCAGGGCTTTGCGCCAATCAACGCGCCGGCGCTGATCAACCCCACGGCAAACACGCCGCCACTGTTTGATTATGGGCTTGCCCTGGCAACAACGGAATTTGTCCGTCGCGCCGGTGGTAACTATCGCGGCTTCACCAGTTTGACGGCGGCGGCCACGCTGACAACGGCCGCCGTCGGTACGCTGGTGACGACCATCGGGGAATTCACCCTGACCATGCCAGCCGCCAACGCGGTGCCAGCGGGTGGCGCGATCCACTTCCGCAACATCGGCAATGCTGTCGTGACGGTGGTTTGTGCCGGCGCTGACGCGATCAACGGCGGTAACGGCAACATGCCGACCAGTATCGCGCTACAGCCTGGCGCCACCCTGGAGCTGACCGGTAACGGGGCGAATGCCTGGTGGGCGGCTGGCTCGGCTCAACTGCAATTTTCCAAGGTGTTTGGCTCTACCCCGGCGCAATTCGATGCCAGCAAGTTGTTGGTGAATGCTGAGTTTGTGCAGCGGGCGCTCGGCAATCTCGCCGGCATGACGATATATACCGTTAACGCCAGCATGCCGGTAACGGATTTTGGTCGCATTGTTCTGGCAAACACTGGGGGCGCGATCACGCTAACTCTGCCGCCCGTTGGTGGTGGTGTGCCGACTGGATCATCAATTTATATCCGAAACGTCGGTGCCGCACCGTTAACCGTAGTGCCGCCAGCGGGCGGAAGTATGTCGGTCATTGCCACCGTAAACCTCCCGAACGTTGTCGTTAACCCCGGTTCATCGCTGATGGTGACCGTACAGGGGAACAACTATTTCTTGGATGGCTCGGGATCTTTAAAGCATGCCTTTGACTTTACCGGCTCGCTCTCCCTTAGCGGTTATCAAAGGCTGCCGGGTGGTCTGATTATCCAGTGGGGGCTCGTTACTGGGACAACTGGCGCGCTTACGGCGACGTATCCAATAGCCTTCCCCAATGGCGTGTTACAGCTGGTCGCCACGCTGGGCGATAAAACTTCCGGGGTGACCGGAGGCATAAGCTTGTATTGCACCAACGCAGGCGCTTCATCAAAAACCCTCGCTTCCGTGCTTTCAAATGGTTCTGACTATGTGGGCGGAACCACTGCGCGATACATCGCCATCGGCTACTAAGGAGAAAGTCATGTTTTATTCCGCATTAACTGGCGGTTTCTACGCTGCCGAGATCCATGGGGTGCGCCGGTTCACAATCACCGATCCGGCGTGGGTGAGGCCGACGCGAGATGTCGTCGTGCAGCCGGGCGAGTCGGTGCGGGTTGGCGATGAACTGCTGACCAATAACGGGGATGAGCCGATCACCCTTAAAGATGTTCCAGATATGGACGCCGAGCCTGACACGCTGGAGGTCGACAACCCGGATTGTTTGATTCCAGCGGATGCGGTAGAAATTACCGCTGAATTCCATGCTGAGCTGTTGGCGGGGCAATCGCCAACCAAGGTTATTGCCTGTGGTGATGATGGCTATCCATTCCTGGGCGATCGACCGCCGCCCTCGCCGGAAGACCTTGCAGCGATTGAGCGGGCTTGGCGTGATGGCAAGCTGGCCGCAACGGACGGCGTTGTAAGCCGTCACCGTGACGAAGTGGAGACGGGAGGCGCCACGACCCTGACGCCTGAGCAATACAGCCAGTTGCAGCAATACCGCCAGGCGCTGCGCAACTGGCCGGAATCTGGAGCATTCCCTTTGATCGACCACCGCCCACCAGCACCTGAATGGCTGGCCGAGCAACTGTAAGCCTTACGCCTACAAGTCCTCCCGCTCGCCGAACCAACGCGCGCGCGGCAGCCTGTGCAGTGTCTTTCCACCACTGCGCAGGCAATCCCCATGGCCGACGAATACCATCACGGCGTGCGAGTCCTCGAAATCAACGAGGGCACTCGCCCCATTCGCACCGTTTCCACCGCTGTCATCGGCCTGGTCTGTACTGCCGAAGACGCCGATGCCACGATGTTCCCCCTGGACACTCCGGTCCTGATCACCAACGTACAATCCGCGATCGGCAAAGCCGGTACCGAAGGCACGCTGGCTGCCAGCCTGCAGGCGATTGCCGACCAGACCAAACCGGTCACCGTCGTGGTGCGAGTCGCCACCGGCGTCGATGATGCCGCGACCACCAGCAACCTGATCGGTACCACCACCGCCACCGGCAAATACACCGGTATGAAAGCCCTGCTCGCCGCCAAATCGCGCTTGAAGGTCACCCCACGCATTCTCGGTGTGCCAGGTCTCGACACCCTGCCCGTGGCCACCGCGCTGGTGGCTATCGCCCAACAGCTACGTGCCTTCGCTTATGTCAGTGCATCGGATTGCCAGACCAAGGAAGAAGCGACGACCTATCGCGAGAACTTCGGTGCCCGCGAAGTCATGGTCATCTGGCCGGACTTTCAGAACTGGAACACCGTCACCAATGGCACCGTCACCGCCCCAGCCGTGGCCCGAGCGTTGGGCCTGCGCGCCAAGATCGACCAGGAAGTGGGCTGGCACAAAACCCTGTCCAACGTCGCCGTCAACGGCGTCACCGGTATCAGCGCCGACGTATTCTGGGATCTGCAGAACTCGGCCACCGATGCCAACTACCTCAACGGCAACGAAGTCACCACCCTGATTAACGAGGGCGGCTATCGCTTCTGGGGCAGCCGCACCTGCAGCGACGATCCGTTGTTCGCCTTCGAGAACTACACCCGCACCGCTCAGGTCCTGGCCGACACCATGGCCAACGCGCAAATGTGGGCCATGGACAAACCCATGCACCCATCGCTGGTGCGCGACATGCTCGAAAGCATCAACGACAAGTTCCGCGAAATGATCGCCGGCGGCTACCTGATCGGCGGCAGCGCCTGGTTCCCCGACGACATCAACGACGAAACCACGCTCAAGGCCGGCAAGTTGTACATCGACTACGACTACACCCCCGTGCCGCCGCTGGAAGACCTCACCCTGCGTCAGCGCATCACCGACCGTTACCTGGTCGACTTTGCCAGCCGCCTCAACAGCTAACCCGGGCCTCCCCTCACGGGGAGGAAACCCTGCGCCTGCCGACCGGAGAACACCGCCATGGCCCTGCCCCGCAAACTCAAGAACATGAACCTTTTCAACGACGGCAGTAGCTACCTGGCCGTCGCCAAGTCCGTCACCTTGCCTGCCCTCGGTCGCAAGATGGAGGCCTATCGCGGTGGCGGTATGAATGGCCCGGTCAAGGCAGATCTGGGCTTCTCCGACGACGGTATTCAGCTGGAATGGAAAACCGGCGGACTGGATCTGATCTCGCTGCGCCAGTTCGCCACCATCAAGGCGTCCGGCGTGTTGCTGCGCTTCACCGGCTTCTTCCAACAAGACGATACCGAGGAAATGAGCGCCGTCGAAATCGTGGTGCGTGGCCGCCATGAAACCATCGAAATGGGCGATGCCCAGCCGGGTGAAGACACCGAGCACGCCATGACCACCACCTGCAGCTACTACAAACTGATCGTCGACGGTGAAGTCATCATCGAGATCGACCTGCTCAACTTCGTCGAGATGGTCGACGGCGTCGACATGCTCGAAGGCCAGCGAAAAGCGCTGGGCATCTAATTCGAATGGCCCTCGATCGAGGGCGCACCCCACCTCCTGGAGAAAACCATGTCCACACCTGAAACCACTGATTCCGTTGTTACCGCGCCTGAAGAGAACAAGCACGACGAAAACACCGTTCAGCTCGATACCCCAATCCAACGCGGCAAGCAGCTGATCGACACCGTAACCCTGCGCAAACCCTGCGCGGGTGAGCTGCGTGGCATTCACCTGGCCGAGCTGCTGAACCTCGACGTAGCCAGCCTGATAAAGGTCATCCCACGCATCAGCTCACCAGGTATCACCGCCCCCGAAGCTGCCGGCATGGACCCTGCCGACCTCCTGGCCATCGGCGGCAAGGTCGTCGGTTTTTTGCTGCAGAAGCAGGCGAAGACGGATGCATCCCTCGTTGCGTAGAGGACGCCATGGCCGATCTGGCCGTGGTCTTTCACTGGGCGCCAGCCGACATGGATCGGCTGGGCCTGCAGGAACTGATGGACTGGCGCGAGAGGGCGCGGGTTAGGAGTAGCGCCGATGGCCAATGATCTACGACTTCAGGTATTGCTCAATGCCATCGACAAGGCCTCCGCGCCGCTGCGGCAAATCAGCCAGGGCAGCCTCGAAACGGCTCGGGCGCTGAAGAGCGCCCGTGACCGTCTGAAAGAACTCAACACCCAACAGAATGACATCAGCGCTTGGCGCTCCCAGCGGGCAGCCGCTGAAGAGACCGGCCAAGCAATGGCGGCCGCACAAGCCAAAGTCAAAGGGCTCAGTCAGCAATTCGCGAGCACTGGCGTCCCGACCAAAGCGATGGCCAAGGAATTCCGCGCGGCGGTACGTGAAGCCCAGGCGCTGAAACAAGCCCATCAGCAACAGAGCGAAAAACTCCAGGGCTTGCGCAGCCGGCTACATGACGCAGGTATCAGCACCAAAGCCCTGAACGGTCATGAGCGCCAGCTGCGCGAGCAGATCGACGCCACCAACGCCAGCATCAGCACTCAGGGCAAGCGCATGGCGGCCTTGAATGCACGGCAAGCGCAGGCAGCAAAAATGCGCAGCAACTTCGCCAAGAATCGAGAGATGGTGGGCGTCACCGCAACGGCGGGCGCCAGTGCTGTCGCCACCGGAGCGGCTGCTGGGCTGCCAATTCTGGCGATGGTGAAAAACTATTCGAGCTTCGAAGACGCCATGGCAGGTGTAGCCAAGCAAGTCGACGGTGCCCGGGACGACAACGGAAAACTCACCCAGACCTATTACGACATGGGCGCAGCCATCAAAAAGATGGGCGAAAGCATTCCCATGGCCACCACCGACATCGCTGCGCTCGTTGAGGGCGGTGCGCGGATGGGCATTCAGGGCAAGGACAACTTGCTCGAGTTCGCCCGCGTCGCGGCGACGGCTGCCACGGCTTTCGAGATACCAGCTGATCAGGTCGGTGAGAGCCTGGCGCGTATCGCCCAGCTCTACAAACTGCCGATCAAGAACGTCAGCCAGCTCGGTGACGCCATCAACTTCCTTGACGACAACGCCATGTCCAAAGGGTCCGACATCATTGAAGTGATGCAGCGCACCGCCGGCATCACGGCCTCGGTGGGCATGTCGTTCAAGGATGCTGCGGCGCTGGGCTCCACCTTCTTGACCTTGGGTGCTTCGGCGGAAGTCGCGGGCACGGCCACCAACGCCATGATCCGTGAACTGGCGATTGCGACGCAGCAGCCGAAGCGGTTTCAAGAAGGACTGGCGGCAGTTGGGCTTGAGGCGAAAGCCTTGCAAGCGGGCATGGCCAAGGATGCGACCGGCACCATCCAGAAAGTGCTGGATGCGGTAAGCAAGTTGCCCAAGGCCGATCAACTTGGCGTTATGACTCAGCTGTTTGGCAAGGAATACGGCGACGACGCCGCAAAGCTCGCCGCCAACATCGGCGAGTACCGGCGCCAATTGGAACTGGTAAACAGCACCAAGAGCGGCGGGTCGATGCAGCGCGAAGGCGACATCAAAGGCGAGCAGCTATCCGCTCGCTGGCAGATGAGCCAAAACCGTCTGTTCAACCTCAGCAGCGCCTTGGGCGAAACGCTGCGACCGACGATCATCGAACTGGTCGACGGCTTCAACCGCATCATTGAGCGGGTGAACACCTGGGCCACTCAAAACCCCACGCTCGTTTCGAGCCTGTTGAAAGTCGCGGCCGGGATTGCAGCCCTTTCCGCTGGCTTCGGTGTCGTCGCACTTGGTATTGCCGGCGTGCTTGGCCCATTCCTCGCCGTGCGTTTCGCGCTGTCCATGATCGGCCTGAAGATCCCCTCGCTCTTGGGCTTGCTGAGAGTGTTGGCCGTGGCTTTCAGCGGTGGACTGGTAACTGCTATCCGCGCCGTCAGCATCGCCCTGTGGGGACTGGCAGCCAATCCTGTGGCGCTGGCCATCGCTGCCGTCGTGGCGACACTGGCCGGTGCCGGCTACCTCATCTATCAGAACTGGGACCAGGTGAAGCTGTACTTCGCCAATGCCTGGACTGAGATCAAGGCCGGCTTCAGCGGCGGCATCGGCGGCATTCTCACCACTCTGGCCAACTTCAGTCCGATTGGGTTGATCTACCAAGCTTTTGCTGGAGTGCTGAGTTACTTGGGCGTGGATCTGCCGACGCGCTTCACCGAGTTCGGCAACATGATCGTCAACGGCCTAGTCAACGGCTTGATGGCCGGCGCCGGACAGATTAAGGAGGCCATCACCTCGATCGGCGGTTCGACCATCGACTGGTTCAAGGAAAAACTCGGCATCCACAGCCCATCGCGGGTCTTTGCCGAACTGGGCGGCTTCACCATGGCGGGCCTGACGCAGGGGCTGCAATCCGGTGAACAAGGACCGCTCGATGCCGTCGCGCAAATCAGCAAGCAACTCACGAGCGCTGGTTCATTCGTGATGAACGCGATCGCCGGACCATCTCCAACCGGGGAGAAACGCACACCGGTCGAAGCTGCCGGTGTGGCTCAGCCTGTCAGAGCTGCTCAAGCCGCTGCGCAAACGGCCGCACGCGAAACCAGTGGCACCGACTCTGGCGTTCTGGCGTCGTTAGCGACCCTCGGCAAACAGTTCACAGCAGCCGGCGCCATCGCACTGGGCAGCATTGCGGCCCCTGTCATGGCCATGGGCACAGCGGCAACTCCCAACGTTGCGATCGACAACCGAGCGCCCGTTGCACCACCGACTGCCTCGACCTACGACAGTCACGACCACTACGAAATCAACATTCACCCTACCCCGGGCATGGATGCCCAGGCGGTTGCCCGCGCCGTGCGTGCCGAGCTGACCCGTATCGATCGGGAAAAGTCCGCCCGCCAGCGCAGCCAACTATCTGACCAGGAGTAACCCGCATGATGCTCGCCCTTGGCATGTTCGTTTTTAGCCTGCACACGGCTGCCTATCAGGAGATGCAGCGCCAGACGGAATGGCGTCACCCTGGCAGCAGTCGCATCGGCACCAACCCAGCCCGTCAGTTTCTGGGTAGGGGGGAAGATGCCGTCACCCTCCCCGGCATCATTTTTCCGGAGTTGGCGGGTACCGCTTTTAGCTTGGATGCGTTGCGCCAGATGGCTGACA